ATCATCAACATTCTTTAGGAACGTCTTCAGTACTGGTATCCTATGTGTTAGAACAGATAGACCTTCAAGGACTACTAGCTGAGGTTCTTTGCTGTATAGCCTCTTAACAGACTCACACAGCACCTTCTCACCCTTTATCTCCTTACGAACCTGCTCCGTCTTCTTGGTAGAGCCATCGGTCTGTCTACTAAAGGTAAAGGTCTCAGGCTTCCAACCTAAAGAGAATAGCCACTTCTTAATCTGCTGAGTCGCATTAGGGTTAGGCTCTTTAGAACCCGTGACGTATTCTACAGTCTCCTCATGTGTCTCAGGCAGTCCTTTAGCTTCCAGTAGCTCTAGCCACTTCATAGCCGCTGCTGATAGGTCTCCGTTCTTCTTATAGAACACTACAGGCTTCTTCATCTTACTAACCTTGTCAACCCACGGCATCACTGCCTTAAGTTGTAGCTCCTTCTCAGCCTTCTCTGCCTCTAGCCTCTGTATAACAGACTCACACCTCTCTACATCAAGCTTCCACCCGCTTACCTCTGCTGCTCTAGCACACTCCATCTTAAACATTAGATACTTTACTAGCCTGTTGATGTCATCTTTATTCCCATCATACAGGTTGTTCAAGTTCCTCCACTGCTTATCTATAAGCTTACAGTTTATCTTGACATCCTCCTCACACCTATGTGTGTATTCCTCGACGCTTAAGTCCTCCCAGTTATCAATCTTAGGCTTAGGTATACCAAAGTCTTCACCGTACTCGGCTAGACCGTGTCTATTTCTATAGGGCTCTAAGTACCAAGACAGAGCTAAGGTGTCAATAACCTTAGCCTTTATCTTGATGTCTAGAATCCTTTCAATGTGTGGTATATCCCATAGCATGATGTTGTGACCTATTAAGGTATCACAGCCAAGGAAGAACGCCCTCATCTCGTCGTAGTCGGTGGTGGACTTTAATCTCCACCCACCCTTAGAGAATATGGCTGCAGACATAACCCAGATTTTAGTTGGACTGAGGCTATCACCTTCAATATCGAACACGCAAATCTTTTTATCTTTATCCATTCTATTAAATTTAATTATAACTACTTATCTAGTGCAACTATAGTACACTCAGTCATCAGTACCAGTGAGGCTACTGACGCAGCGTTCTCTAACGCCACCCTAGTAACCTTTGTAGGGTCAATTATACCAGACTCTACCATATCTACAAGCTTATTGGTTGTAACGTCATATCCAGTACCTATAGGGCTAGTGCTAAGGTCTGTAATTACAGTGTCAAAGCTTACACCTGCATTCTGTAGGATTACCTTAAAGGGCTTTACCAGTGCATTTATTACTATTAGATACCCACTCCTTATGTCCTTATTAGTTGATGTAAGGGAGTGTAAGGGCGTTGCACAGTTGTGTAATGCTATACCACCCCCAGATACAATTCCTTCCTCTAAGGCTGCTCTAGTAGCCCCTAGTGCGTCATCAATCCTGTCCTTCTTCTCCTTCATCTCAATCTCAGAGTTAGCACCTACGTACAGTACCGCTACACCACCTGATATTAAAGCCAGCCTCTGCTTAATCTCCTCTATCTCGTAAGGACTGTTTGAGGTCTCAATGTTAGACCTTAGATTAGCCTTAAGCTCTTCTATGTCTGCAACCTCTCCGTGACCGCCAATGATGATAGTGTCATCCTTATCGACAACAATCCTATCGCAGCATCCGAACATCTCAAAGGTAAACTCCTCAAAGGTAAGCCCTGCTGCCTCAGTCACTACAGTACCACCAGTAATAACCGCTAGGTCTTCCATCGTGTAGTTCCTCTTCTCTCCTAGGAACGGTGCTTTGATAGCTGCAACCTTCCATCCACCTCTAATCTTGTTGATTACCAGTGTAGCTACAGACTCACCTGATAGGTCACCTGCTATTATAAAGATAGGCTTGCTCTCAGGGATACACTCCAGTACCTTTATGATGTCAGTAACAGCCTCTATCTTAGCCGTGGTTAGTAGTATCAGAGGGTTGTCTAACTCTACAGTACTCTTAGCCTCGTTGTTGATGAAGCCTGATGAGGTGAACCCTCTAGAGAACTTCAAGCCCTCAACTACATCTACATAGGTATCGACACTCTTAGACTCCTCAACAGTAATAGTACCCTCCTTGGTTACCCTGCTGATAGCGTCCTCAACTATGTTACCTATCTCAGCATCTCCATTGGCTGATATAGTAGCGACCTGTCTGGTCTGCTCTGTACCGTTAACAGGCTTAGACATCAACGCTAGCTCCTTAACCACTAAGGCTACGGCTTCATCTATACCCCTCTTTAAATCTACTGGGTTAGAACCCTTGTCTAGGTACGCCATACCCTCAGCAATCATCTCCTGTGCTAGCACTGTAGCGGTTGTTGTACCATCTCCAGTGTCCTTAACAGTCTTAGCTGAGACTCCTTTAATCATCTGAGCTCCCATATTAGCTAGGCGGTCATCCAACCACACCTCCTTGGCTACAGAGTAACCATCCTTAGTTACGTGAGGAAGTGCAGGTGCAGGCTTCTCTATAACTACATTTCTACCCATAGCTCCCATAGTACAGGCTACCGAGTCTGCTACTACGTTTATGCCACGCATAAGACCCTTCCGAGCCTCCTGCGAGAAGTTTATATCCTTGCTCATTATATTCTAGCTCTATTAAGGTTCAACGCTCTAAATCTCTTAAACATAGACCTCCTGTCCTTTCGGTTCATGAAGTTGTTTAGGTACGGGTTATTCTTTGTTATAGGGTTAACCAAGACCCCCTCACTGTTGATAATCTTAGTGTAGGGGATGTTCTTAGGTATCTGACCTATTGTAGGCTCTGGTGTTACAACCTCTGGGTCTACTACTGTAATCTCTTTACTGTCTTTCATGTTCTTAAATTTAAGTTAAAGTTATTTAATTGGGCATCCACCTAATCCGCAAGCTCCAAGGTCTTCCAAGTCGTCCTCGTTAATCTCTACCAAGACGATAGGCTTAGTTAAGCTAGATAGGTATTCAAACTGTTCTTTACTAATATCCTCGTTAGGAATCTGCTTAAAGCCTGACGCTCCCATCTTTAGTAGGAAGCTAAGTGACTTAAAGTTGTCCTTGAAGTTCTCCTCTAGGTAAGCCTTAATCTCTGGTAGCTCCTCCTTAGTATAGTATGCTGTAACAGACACTGAATTATCCGACCAGTTCTCCTGCATAAACTTGACGGTATCAAGCTGCTCAAACACTGTTATATCATTAGCTGAAGGCACACCCTCTGGGTAGCTACAAGGAAACTCTACAACACATATCTTCTTGTCTAAGCTGCCGTCAAAGTTCTCTTGAAACTCTACGTGGTATCCGTGCGACTTACACACCTCTATAAGTGGTGACTCTGACGCCATTCTAACCCTCCTGATGTAGTACCTACCTGCTGTAGCGGGGTGAACACCTGCTGTGACACCTGCTAATAATGATAGTGTACCACTTGGCTTAACTGTTGTAAGCTTAATAGACTCTGGAAAGCCCATAGCCTTAGAGTACTCCTTGTCATAGGCTCTTAGGTATGTGTAGCAGCCATCCAGCCAGCTTAACTGTTCCTTAGTACACATCATAACACCCGTGATACCGATACCCATCCTCATGTTCTTGTGGACTATATCCTCTGTAGTCTTCTGGTGACACTTAAGTGCTAACGAATGTTTAGCAACTCTATACAGCATTACTGCTACCCTCTTAAGCTCCTCGTAAGAGTCTATGTTAGGTAGGTATATCTCAGCTAGGCAGCATGTCTCCCTGTTAGCTAGACCCTGCTCTGCACATGGGTTATACCCCTCAACCTCTGGGTCTGGATACTCAGTCTCACCAAGTCTGCCCATCTTCTTAGATAGGGCGATGTTAACCAAGCCGTAAGGCTCTCCTTGCTCGTACGTGTCCCAGAACTCCTGAGTCAGTAGCTTAGCATCTGGACAGTCAACCGAGTTGTTAGACATAGCCCTCCAGTTAGGTACAGAACCTAAGTCCCATCGCTTAGCCTTCAAATACTCTAGGTCATCATAGTCACCGATAGCAATCTGTGCTGAACGTCTTATGTTACCTGCTACAACAATGCTACCTATAATGTTCATGATATCTAGGCAGTCGATAGGTCTTAGCTGCTTACCTCTCCTACCGTTTAGTATACCTATTATATCGTTCAGACCTTCTACCAATATAGCAGCACCTGACGCTACACCACCAAAGCCCTTGATAGGCTCACCGTAGCCCCTAATTAACTGGGTGCTGTAAGTAAACCCCTTACCTGAGTAGAAGTAAGACTTCAAGACCTTACCTAGCAGCTTTACCCAACCCTCTCTAGTGTCTGGCACTATGTAGTCAGCCTGCTTGTCATCCATCTTCTTAATCTTAACCTTCTTCTTCTGTAGCTTAGGCAGCTTGTATACGTGCTCCCTCTTTATAGAGAACCCCACACCAGACCCTAGCATAAGCATATCCATAGCCCACGTAAATGGACTGATAGGCTCATCAATAACTACGAATGCACAGTTCTGTAGTGACGGTAACCCCAACTGGTCTACTGTCCTTGTACCTAACTGCCACATAAACCTGCCTGCAACAGAGCCCTTCATATTGTGCCTCATGTCACGGTAGAACTCCACCTCACTATCATTAAGCTTTAGGTTGAGCTGTTTATCAATCCCATTCAGCTCACGCTCTACGGTCTCTGAGAAGTTCTCCTTACTTCCGTCTGACTTCTCTCTGGAGTAGGTTCTGGAGTACACTATGTTCCCAATCTCTCCCCACTTAACTGGTCTCTCTACTATCTTCTTACTCATCTACTATAACTGTTTTTAAATATGTTAACTCCCTCTCTAAATACTCCTGAGCCTTTGTTAAGTCCTCAATCTCATTGTCCTTCTTCCCTGCCCTGCAGATATACTTTAGGATGTTGCCTCTATTAAAGTTGAGGTCATACTCCTTAGCTATATCTATAACATCGAACTCGGACTTGCTTTTATAATACCTTGGTTTCATAGTTTGCAAATTTACGGTTTAATTAAACGTCTCATTGTTAAATTGTGTTAAAGTTAGAACGGAGTCTCATAATCAACCTCCTCTACCTCTCCAAACGCCTCCTCTGGCGTAGCTGTGTTCATCTGAGCCCTGATGCCTCTCCTAGATTTAATAGCTGCGTACATTGGATTATCTCCGTTAGTATCAAAGTAACCTAGAAACCCATCACGGGTCTCGAATATAAGTGACGTGTAGTCATCCTTGTCGTGCCTCTTACCACCAGTCTCAGTCTCCTTGACCTTCTCCACTATGAACTGCATAGTCCTCTTAACCTCATTGTCTGTGTGGTTAACAACCCTGTGCACCACAAAGAAGTCATCCACCCTGTAAGGGAAGTCAGCCCCACCTTGTATAGAGTACTTAGACGGTGGCATTAGATAGCCGTACTCGTCTATGTTAGTCCTAGGTGAGCTTGATGATGGGTGAGCCATGATGTACACCGCACAGTACTCCTCAGCAAACACCCTCAGCTCTGAGAGTATCTCGTTGTTGTGACTGTAGGAGTTACCATCAACCTTAAAGAAGTTGTAGGGGTCTATAAGTAGGGCGTCTATACCCTCAACCTCGTACAACCTCTTACCCATCTCTATCACGTCCCTGATGGAGTAGTGCTTCTTGTTGGATATGATGTGGAACGCTGCCCTAGAGTCCTGCTTGTACTTATCAAACAGTAGTGGACTGTCCTTGAACGACCCTATAGACTTACCCGAAAGGGTCTCTATAAGACGTCTACGTGACATAGCAGTCCTGTTCTCTGGCATTACCATCCCCCACTTCCAATCGTGCAGTACGTGCGTCGCTGCAGCTATTGTAAGCATGAATACAGACTTACCAACACCGTCATAACCTAGCCCTATGTTAAGTGAGTTAGGCTTAATCCTAAAGTACTCGTCAACATCCCTAAACCCAGTGGACAGACCTAAGCTAACCTCGCCCTTTCTGGCTTGGTCTAGGTAGGAGTTCTCCTCGATATCGTCTGAAAGGAATGATAGTGTATCTAACTGCTCGTCCCAGTCCTCGGCATCCTCCTCAACCTTAAGCTTCTTAGGCTCTTTAGCGTCCTCTAACCCGTAGCCTAGCTCATATAGCTTAGCGTAAGCCATGTCATACCTACCGTCACACTCAAGCTCAGCAAATATAGCGTGGTTGTTGTAAGGCTTCTCCTCATCAAACGTGTCCTGTGATGATGTGAACACGTATATGAACTTACCCTCCTTATGATACCCTGCTGAGATACCCTCAGTCTTGTTAGGTCTTGTTAGGTTAATCCAGTCACTGTCCTCATTCCACACAGTCCAACCATGCTTCTCCAGTATCTCTATACCAATAGCAGGGTCGTTGTTATACTCAGGGAACTTATCAAACTTCTTCCTATCCTCAGACCTCATACGCTTAGAGGCGTCCTTGACTATAGTCTGGTTCAGCATCTTAGCCGACACAAACAGTGATAGCCTCTCCTCTGGCTGTATGATTGGTATGTTCTCGAAAGAGCCTTGTAGTAGCTTATAT